CTCAGCACCAATTTCATCACATAGTGCACGAGCGACAGTAGTTTTACCAACTCCTGCTGTACCATAAAATAGAAAATGTGGAATCTGTCCTCCTTTAATGAAAGACTTTAATGTAAGTTTAAAATTTTTAGGAAGAATACATTCGTTAATTGTACGAGGACGATACTTCTCAACCCAAACAAATTGATTTTCAGATGTGTTTATCATTATAAAATTCCTTTGCTGCTTGTTGGTTTTCTTTACTATTTACTAACTCAAGATTATTATAGTTATAATTTTTTTTATCGTGATCTATATGATTTACTTGTTGTCTTCTTACTAATGCTTCAAGCACTGATCTTGGTGTATTTTTTATATCTTCTTCTGGAATATCTGCAAATTTTAATTTATATATATTATCAGGATGAAGAAAAAGATGTGACAAATAACAAACTCTATGAGTTTGTACTCTTTGTGTTGAACGATCGTTATTACTTTCAAATAATGAAGAGGTTAGATCAGTTTTTATATAACCTTTGTCACTGACTGAACCCTCTATTAATTTAAATTCTCCATTGCTTTTTTTCTTATATATATCTCCTTCCATATAAGAGATAAAATATCCAGGAACTGCTTGAAATTTATTATTAAAATCTGTAATGAGAGGTATTAATTTTAATTCACTTGACATAATATAATATAGTTGTATAATGGGAGTATTCCTCCCATTAAATTATTTGCCGATTACAGAATCAGATTCGATTGCGATGTAATATACTAGCGAACCTTTAGTTGCTGAAAATTTAGATAGTTTTTTACTATCAACTGTCACAGTATAATCTGTAAGAGCAATTTTTTGTAAATTCTCAACTTTCATATTCACTTTAAACTCTTTATCTGATGTACCAATATCTAGATTAAAAGCATTAGCTGTTGATTGACCTGATTTTGCAGCTTGTTGTGCTTTTTTATCAGCAACTTCAACACTTACTTTACCATCTTTTGATACGATTGATATATCACTTACTTTTAAAACTGCTGCTGACTTTGAAATAATATCTAAATCTGCTGCTCTTAAATTAAAAGATACATCATCAGAAACAGGCAAGCTTTCTTTTGATGGAATAACTAACATTTCATTCGCTGCTGAATAAAATTTAATTTTTTGTGAACCTTTAGACATTACACAAAAATTATCACCAAATGTTAAATCTGCATCTTCCATTAATGTGTAAGCTGATAGAAAATCATTTAATTCATATATACCAAAGTTTCCAGAACCATTAATTGGCAAGTTCTCAGAAATTTGTGCTACAGCCATTACACTTTTTGCTGGCGATATTGTTGATAGTTTATTACCATTCTTTAACATTAGATTGGCATTAATTCCTGCGAAATTTTTCATAATCGCAAGTGTTTCTTTACTTAGTTTCATTCTCACTCCTTTTCATTATTAAGTTTTTCTCCTTGATCGTGTATATACAAAGCAAGAAGAGCATAGTGTAAAATCTTTAAAAGATCTTTACGATTTTGTCCATCTTTATGTCCATACCTTTGAGCATATTTTAAAACATTGCCTAGTGTAAATCCTAGACCATGACCACAATCAACGATGAACTCTGTTGACTGAAATTTCTTTTTAGAATAATGACCTTTATATGTTTGGTCAATATATTCTTTTAATTCTTTTATTAGTTTATCTTCGTTAAATTTATACATTAGTTAATACATCCTTAAAAAATTGTTTATCTTCCTCTGTCTTTGATACTTCTGCTCTTACAGAAGAATCTCCCACTGGAGTCGTTTTAACTATACTCTCAGGGTTTAGTCCTTTCGCAGGAAAAAAATAAACTCCTGGACTTATTTTATTTGTCTTAAATAACCAATTAGGATATCCAATTTTCTCTGAATCGGCTTTACGATTTTTTAACAAATTCATATGAGCAGAATAACATTCTGCTGCTGAAATTACTCCAGTTTTCTCTATATTTGGAAAAATGGTAATTACTGCATCAACCCATTTTCTTTGGGCTTTAGAAGCATTATCATATGTTATCATATCACTATTATATTATATTTTTTATTGTAAGTAAAGTAGGAGAAAAAAAAGGACTTTCTTATATGGGACTCCCACTTTACATTAAAACTCCCATTAAGAAACTTTTATATCAATACCAAAAGCTTTTAAATCATTTATAAACGATTTGTCTTCTTCTGGCATTCTACTTGAAATAGCAATCGGTTCAGCTTTCCCAATTAAAGATTGAGATGCTTTTTGAACAGTCACTCCCTCTGCTGGAAACAAATATATTCCTCTTTTAATTTTATTAAGTTTAAACAGCCAATTAGGATATCCAATTTTAGGAGTACCTGATACTCTTTGTTTTTCTAATTCTTTAAAAGAATCATAACATTGTGTTGCTGTAATGTACCCTTTAGATAAACATTCGGGTAGAACTTTTGAAACGTGTTCTACCCAACGTTTTTGTGATTTAGTTAGTGAGTTCCAAGTCAGCATTAAGCAGTCACTGTTTGTGGTTGATTAACTACAGCACTCGCAACTTCAGACTCTGATGGTTTCGGAGCCGAAGTTTCTTTGTTATTTGATACTTTGTCAAACAAATCAATAAAAGCAAGTCTTGTTGCTTCATCGAATCTATTCGTACATAACTGTATAGATTTATCAATATCTTTAAATACTGAGTATGCTCTTACAATATGCACCAATCTTCTAGTAGTAATTGTTTCATCAACACCACCTGATTCATTTGTTTTTCTAATCACATCAGCCCACTTAACAAGAGTCTGAGCGAATTTATCATTCTTACACTTATAAGAATCCATCAGATTTTTAACAATTTTTAATTCAATAGATGGAGTTGGATACTCTTGTTGGAATGTCACAGCAAATCTTTCAAGAAATGCTTCATTCAAAACATTCGTACCAATATATCTTCCATCTTCTGAACCCTTACCTTTGGTGTTCGCAGTAGAGAATATATTAAAACCAAATTTAGGAACAATAATCTCATTCTTTAATTTAAAGTAGAATGGCTTACCCTCTAGAATTGGTTGTAAACATAATAGAGTATTGGCACCACCAGCATCGATCTCATCAAGCAACAATGGTATTCCTAATCTCATCGCAATAACAACTGGTCCTTCAACAATTTGAATATTACCATCAACGAGTGTTTTAGTACCAATTAATTGGTCTTCGTCTGTCAAACTGTTTAAATTAACTCTAATCAAAGAAATTTTATGCTTTGCGCATATTTGTTCAATTGATGTAGATTTACCATTACCAGTCGGTCCAGTCACAAATGTTGGATAAAATTGTCTAGATGTTATAATAGTTTCTAGATCTTTATAATTCCCGAATGGGACATAATTACTATCTCTAATTGGGATTAAAGACTTTGCATCTAAATTTGTAGATTCAGATTTTACAGTGTCAACTTTGACAACATTATTTGTCACCGAAGAAGAAACACTTGATAGAGGGATAATATAAGATCCTCTTCCAGTTTTTTGTGCTTTCACCCAGTTATAAACTTCTGATTTGTTATCAAATTTACTAGTTTTAAAAACCTTAACAATCTGTTTCCAATTAAATTTATTCTCATCATTGGAATAAGATTTATGTAGAGATTCTACAAACTTTTTTATATTCACATCATTCATCATATATTTGCCTTTTTTAGTTAGTTTATACATATATTATACCATAAATCGTTGAAAAAGTATATACTTCCAGAAAATAAAAAAGTATTATATTTCAATGACTTAGCCGAATTATAATTTTTTATTTTCATAGTCTTCTAGATTTTCATCGTTTTTTGGTATTATTCTCACTATTTTAGTTATTATATCTCCTGTTGTTATTTTATATCCACCACCAACTACAAGTAGTGTGGGACCAAAACATCCTGACAGAAGAGATAATATCATAAATTTAAATATTAAAGTATGGAGTTGCATTTTTATACTTGTCTAACATTTCAACTCTGTTCGTAATCCATTCATCAAATAAAGGGAGTGCCTTTGAATTCTTACCATCCCAATTAATAAATGCACTTTCAAAAAATTCTATTTTTTCATTAGGAAATTTTTGTTTATGCTCAGTTTGATATTCAACTAATTGTTTTTTCCAAGCATCAAATAAAGTATCAGATACAAGAGGATTATCTTTGTACCAATACATATAAGAATGTATAAGTATTTTAGATCTTAACTCTATAATTTTATCTTTTAATGATATTGTTTCAGCCATTATGCTACCTGCCTTGCAAAAGAAGTTAATAAGAATCTACTATTTCTATTTTGTTTTAAAAGCTTAGTAAATGATTTTGCTATTTGGTTTGCAGTTTTTTCTTTTAAAGAATTTAAATCATTAGCAATATTTAAAGTTTCAGGTTTAATATTTTCGATTGGAATTAAATAATATTCATCATATTCATTAATTTGTTTTAAAGCAGAAGCACCTAATTCTTTAAAATCTTTTGCTACTTTAATTACAACAGATTCGTCAGTGTTTCTATATTCACCACCATTCGAATAACAAGATATTTGAGATAATGTCTGACTTATATATCTTCTATTGTTTCTTATTAAAGAAAACGCAAGACAAGTTGTATTTGGATCTTGATCTTTAATCATCTTAATTAATGCACCAGTTTGCATGTATGTTTTAAATTCATAGTCTTTATTATTTTTTCTAAGATATAAATGTCTTTTTATAGAAGACCCAATAGAACCATAAGATTCAAAACGTCTTGGAGCAAGAGAATGTCCTTCGCCATCTGTTAATACGATAAAAGAAAGTTTTTGAACATTATTTAATTTTTTGAATTTTGGTAAGAAATCAATCATATAATATAAAGATTCATTTAAAGGTGTAGATGCTAATCTATAATTAGAAACATCTTTATACACTCCAGAGAATAATAAAGCACCCATTTTATTATATTCATCTTTGCTCATTTTATTAGATAAAATTTCAACAACTTTAAACATCTCAACATCTAATTGCTTTACAGCCATTGCTCTTCTTGCTTGGTTTTCTTCTATTGATAGTTTATCATCATAAGATATGTATCTTTGTCCGAATACTTTGTCTCTTTCAGCATCAGTTGCTATTTTCTCAGGATTAGTGTCAGATACACCATTAGTGAATGCAAGAACAGTAAATGGTATGTTTGCTATTTTACAAAAACTAGTCATTAAATAAACTTGTTTAATAACATCTTTTAATACACTAGACATACTTCCAGACCAATCCATTAACATAACCATACCATGATTTTTGCCTTTTGGTAATGATTGAATAGTTTTAAATATTTCTTCTTTAATTTTATAAGATGCTAATTTTCTAATATCAATTACACCTGTTTTATGCTCTTTTGTTTTATAATACTGATTTGCTGATTTTCTCATTTCAAATTCTTTAAGCAAATAATTTACTTCTTTTTTAGTTTCTTGTAAATATGTTTTAAATTCACCACTCGCTATTCTTATTTTATCTTCTGTAGTTTCCCAAGGTTCAAAATGCCCACCTTGACTTTTTGCATTAGCTAATTCCCTATCTTCTTTGTTTTTTCTAATCGCTAACCAATTATCTACATCTGCCATATATTTTGTATATGGTACATAAGGATCAAATCCTACAAATTTTGGAGTATAATCAACCATAACAAATTCATTATTACTTGTATGTTTTGATAACATTTTATCAAACTTATCTTGAATTGTTTCTTGAATATCATTTTCAGAAACTTTTGGTTTTTCAACAGATTCAATACCATTCATACTATTCACTTCATCTTCCATTTCATCCATAAGAAGATCTTTCAAAGAACCTTTAAGGTTTTCACCTTGTTCATTTTCATCACCATTACCATTTTCTAAGTAAAGTGCAGCAAGTTTTTCTAAAGCTTGTTTTTCTAATTCGTTTTTAGCAATAGAATAAGCAGTAAGTTTTTTTGCTAATTTCATAACATCATCAAATGTTTCGCAATTATCAATTTCTTTAATATAATTATATTCTTCTGCTGTAAATTTAACACCACAGTTATAACCAGCTTTATAAAATAAATTCGCTTTATTAATAAATTGTTCTTTTGCTAAATCTCTACCTTTAACACCAAAGAAATTTCTATCAACTAATTCTTTATAAGCTGAAACGAAATCTTTTTTCAATCCTGGATATTCTTTTTGTATATTTTTTTCAATCCTAACGTCTTCAATAACATTCGCCCAAGAATGCAATAGTTTATTATCATTAAATTCTTTTGAATCCTTATCTCTGAATGGAGTGTAAAGAGCATGTCCCACTTCATGGGCTATTAACATATTTTCAATATTTTCGGAAAGGTTCTTCCAAACAGGAAGAGTAAGAACTCTAGTTCAACGTTAAAAGATGCAGTCGCAACAGGCTGTCTTAAAACAGTTATATTTTCAGTAGAAAGTAGTTTCGCTAATAAATCTTTTTTATTCATAATATATACATATATTCTACTATATTTCGATCTAAAAGTATATAATTAGGAGAAAATAAAAAAGGTATATAAATCAGTGACTTATATTAAAGTCGCCTTAATTTCGCCTTAATTACTTGCTGATTCTTCTAAAAATGACTCTAAACCATTTAAAAAATCATTAATCGATTCGATCGGTATTTTAGAAATGTCTTTTTTATCAGTGACTGTTGAAATATAATCAGTCAAATTTTTATTTAATTCGTTATGTGATTTAAAAGAATATAACATTGAATAATAATCCTGCTGCAAAACCTACACCAAATATAATACCAACACGAGATAATTCAGCATACATCGCGTCTTTTTCTTTTTGTACTCTTATTTGGTGTTCGAATGCTTGTTTTTGTTTTTGAAGGGAATTGATGTGATCAAATCTTGAGTCCATAATAAAATACCTTTTTTAGTTAATTGTACATATATTATACTATATTTTTTCTTGCAAGTAAATTAATCAGGAATCCTTAATCTAGGTCTTAATTTCGCTTCATATTCTAGTTGTTGAGTGGTTGCTGCTTTTATTAGTTGCTTATGAAGTTTTTTTAAAGCCATATCTAATTTTAATTTACCAACTCTTTGAGTAAAGTCTATTCCTAGCATATGATCGTATTCATGTTGAAATACTCTCGAGTGAAAGCCATCTAATTCATTAATTACTTCTTCGCCTTTAAATGTAAAGTATTTAACTTTAATTTTTTTTGGTCTTGATATTTTTAACCATAATCCTGGACGAGATAAACATCCCTCTTCCATTAATTCAGTTTCCTCTGATGATTCTAATATTACTGGATTAAATGCAGCATACTGATAATTTTCAATTACTGTAATTGCGAACACCTTTGCGTCTATTCCTATTTGATTAGCTGAAAGACCAGCACCATTTAATTTTTGTGCTACTTTAATTAATAATAAACCTAATTGTGCTGCTTCTTCTACTGGTTTTTTAAAATCCCATTCTTTCGGTGGTGTTTTTAAACGTGGATCGTTCCATGGAATTAAACCATCAGTAGTTCTTACTGGTGTTATAATTTCTTTTCCATCAACACTACTTGTTAATTTTTCAACTTCTACTTTTGTTGGTTCTGGTTTTAGAACACGTTTATCAAAAGATTCTTCTATAATAGGGATTCCTTTTGATTTCTTTTTTGCTTCTATTTCTTCTGGTGTGGCTAGTCTTGGGTTTATTGGATTACCATTTTCATCCACTGAATCCCATATAACTTCTTTCATATCACTCATTATTTATTTTCCTTTAATAATTTAGACACACGATTATATTCATGTTTCATGTTATGACGTTGTACCTCTAATTGTTTTATAGTTGGTTCTGAATCAGAAAAAAACTTACGATGTTTCTTTTCATATATCCAATTTTCAATTAACTTTAATTTGAAGTATAAGTGATGTTGTTTATCTCTAAGAACTGTTTTAGATTCATCTCTTCTATCAACAGCACCATAAGCATCAGATGTCTGTGATGCCATTCCTTGACGAACGATCACTTCGTTTGATTTTCCAGTAAATGGATTTATTGTTATTGGTTTTTTATGTTTTGTTTTCATAGTTTATGCGTTTACGATTGTAGAGAAGTCATTTTTCTTCTCAAATTTAATTGTACTCATAAATTTTTCAATTAGAGTATCACCCTTATGGCTAATTACGAAAACATTAACTTGTGCGTCTAGTTGCGAGATTAAATTTAAAAAGTAATCTACACCTGATGCATCTAAAGATGAGTCAAATATTTCATCCAGTACTAATAAAGATGTATTAATACTATTCTTCATTTTCGCTATATGTCGCCATGTGAACAATATAGCTAAGTCGATACGCATCTTTTCACCCTCTGAAAAACTATCATAAGTGAATTCATCTCTATGCCTTGAACGTATCGTCTCAGTGAAGTTCTCATCTAATTCAAAATGAACATAAAAGTCCATCGCTTGTAAATATTTATTGATCAACTTATTCATTACAGGTAAATACTTTCGAATAATAGCAGTTTTAACACCTGAGTCTTGTAGAAGTAATTTAGAAGTATTTTCTAACTCTATAACCTGCATTAAATTATTCTTTTTATCAACATTAACTAATGCGTGTTCTGCTAATTCTTTAATTTTATCTTTATATTTGCTTGTATCGCGAGTAGCATCTGATAATTCTTGTTTTTCATTTATACTATTTTGAATATTAGTTTCAGTGAATTTTACACTTGTATTTAAATTAGATATTTCATTATTAGTTTCTAGTTTCTCATTAAATAATGTTTTTATTTCTCTTGCTCTAGTTTCTCCAGAAGTTAAAGCTTCTAATAGTTTAGAAAGTCTAGATTTTATATCTTCTTTTTCTTTTTCTAATTTACTCAATGCATGTTGCTTATGTTGTATGGGTGATTCGCAAGTTGGACAATTTTCATTCTCATTAAAGAACATTATCTTTTCTTGTATCTCAGAAATACGACTTTCGTTTATTGCGATTAGTTTTCTTGCTTTATCTATACGATCAAATACATCTACTGAGTCAGTTGTTAAACTATCAATCTCTAAAAGTCTTTTATTTAATATAGTTATTTTGTTTTGTATTTCTTTTATATCTTCTCTATATTTTTCTATCTTTTCATCTATCTTAACTATATTCTCTTGTTTAGATACTGATAAATTTTCAAGTATAGTTTTTTGGGCTTGTATATTTGATTTAGCTATTTCTATATCTTTATTTACATCGACTAATGCTAATTTAGTATCAACTGCTCTTATTTTAAGTATATCATTCATTTTACTAAAGATACCTATGTCTAAAATATCTTCAATTACCAATCTACGTTGATTAGTAGGCAGTTGCATAAAAGGAATATAAGAAGCAGATCCTAAAATACAAACTTGACAGAATGTTCTATAATTAATTTTAAGTATTTGTTCTTCTATTTTCTTTTGACAATCACTAATTGCTGCTGATTGATTTTGTAATACTCCATTTTCATAATATTCAAATATATTAGGTTTAATTCCTCTTCTTATTTTATAGGTATTTGTTCCAGAAGAAAATTCAATTTCTACTTCAGCATTTTTACCATTAATTGAGTTAATCAACTGATTCTTTTTTACTTGTCTAAATGGTTCACCGAATAAAACAAAAGTGAGAGCATCAAGCATGGTAGATTTACCATCACCATTTTTTCCTACCACGATTGTACTTCGTGTTTTATTTAATTGTATTTCGCACCAAACATTACCTGTTGAGAGGAAATTACGCCATTTCAATTTATGAAATATTATCATTCTTTAGCAATAGTCTCGGTCGCAATCGCTTCAGCATGCAACGAGTTCAAATATAATTTTAGTTTATTTTTTTCAATACTAGTTGAGATTGTATCAACATAACCATTTAATATGCTAGTAGTATCTTCTACGTTAATTTCATCAGATACGTTAGCAGATGAAAAGTCAACAAACGTTTCAAGTATCTTCACATCATATGGATTATGATTGTGTAAATTCTTTATAAATGTATCAAACTTTAATAAATTTTTACGATTTGTTATAATTACTTTTATATACTTGTTTCTATAATCTTCAAAATTTGGTGGATTCTCAGCAAAATAAGATTCATCATATTCTACTTTTAAGAACATAGTATTTGGATTTTGTATAAATTCTAATTTACGAGTTGCTGTGTCAAATATATGAAAACCTTTTTTGTCATTATAATCAGACCAAGTCATTTCATATGGTGCACCCAAATAAGTAATATTGTCATGTTGTGAACGATGATGAAAATGACCTGACATAAGTAAATCAAATTTCATAAACTTATCTTTTGGTATTCCATCTTTCGATGGTGCACCAGTATGCATTTCAAATCCTTGAATATCAAAGTGACCAATACAAACTTCTGCTTTTGTATTTTTAATTTCTTCCCAACATTTATCTCTATTGTCTTCGCATATCCATGGAATATTACAGAATAATGTTTCTTTTATTTGGATTGTTTGTGGATCGTATAGAATTTTTATATTTGGATATTCAGTTAAGAGTAGAGATATGCTATTAATCTCATTTGTGTTTCGGAAGTATGTGTCGTGATTACCAATTACAACATACATAGTAATGTTTCTTTCTTTTAACTTATCAAAGAAAAAAGATTTACTTTGTTTTAATGTATAGTAATTTATATATTTACGTCTATCAAATATATCACCCAAGTGTAGTAATGTATCTATCTTTAGTTCATCTATTTTAGGAAAAAAAGTTGTATCAAAAAACTTATTTTGAGATTCTAAAAAGTGACTAATGTCATTACGAACACCAAAGTGTGTATCAGTTATAATCGCTATCTTTGTCATTATCTAAATCAATCGTTTCTATATTATTTTTTATTTTTCTAGCAATAGACTTTTTAACTAGCCATTCATCAAAGTTATTTTGACTTTCTATTGCTTGACTCATCTTACTAACAAATTTATCAAAGTTTCTTTCTGACTCTGATATTTCATCATCACTCATACCAAGTTCTTGAAAAAAAGTAGGTGGTAGAGAAGTAAGAATTTTAGTTTTAATATAAGCTTGTTTTCTCTCTTTCATAATACGTCTTAAAAATGCGTAGTAAATGATTTGAGTAAAATAAGCAAAGGGATTTTTAGATTTGGTTGGATCAAAGTTATGAAGATATTGAATACAATTTTCAATACCATCTAATATCATATCATCACGATATGTATAATTATTAAAATTCGGTCGTGTAGAAAGACGTGTTGCTATTTTTAAAATACATTCACCTATGTAATTAGGAATCCTTGGTGGATGTTCTTCTCCACTATCTTCTGCGTCAACACAATCTTTTTTCCATTGAATTAATGCTTTAAGGAATTCAGCATTATTGACATAATGTATTTTCGGTTCTTTAGTTTTTTTATTCATAATGAAGGATTTAAATAAATAGATTTAAATATTAAATAGAACACAATTATACTCTAAAATATATTGTAAGTAAAGTGTTTTTGATTTAATTTTTCTTCTATGCATTTACTTTCAATTTTTTTCATATTATAATAACACCTGTGGAGGTTTGAATTACTCTATTCTAATAATTAATGGATTACTTTCTTATCTTTACTCTTAATCTGATTATATAATTCTCTTATATCATCCAATTCTTCAGTACTTAATTCTTCTGTTTCTGTATCGTAATTACTTGTGTATTCTTCTGCGTTTGGATCTGGAAATTGTTCGTCGTGTCTCAAATTAGCCATTTCTTGTTTGTCCATAAATCTATTCATTAAATCGTCATAAGATCCTATTGAAACCAATCTTTCGTGTTGATTATATAATGACATAAAGAATGGTACTGCGAAAGAATGAAGTTTCTTAATGAAAAAAACGTCTTTCTTCGGGAATGTAAAAATTCTATTTTCGGCGAAACTACAATATGGTCCTGCAGTCACTTGTTCTATAATTCCACCTTGTTTTGTAATTCTTGGGTAATTCTTAAGTGAAAATGGGTATTCAATAGTAATTTCTTTTTCGTCTTCTTTTAAACGAATCGCTAATATTGATTCACCAGTCGACAATCTTACAATAACAAAATCTTCACTCGATTTTATTACTCTCGGTGGTGTTGATGTTGGATGCATCTAATTTTACCTCTACTAATGAATAGTTAAATTTTTCTTCGTCATAAGTTTGCATTCTTGATAATAAATGTCTATAAGTATGGTTTTTCCATTTCTTATAAGATAAATCATCTGCAATATCAAACAAATTACAAGTAGTTTTATTCTTATTTAATCTCAATCCTCGCCCAATACTTTGCAAATTAAGTATCTTGCTCTTAATCGGACTGGCTAATATAATGTTTTCAATACTCGGTATATTCACACCTGTACTGAAAGTTCCATAACTCGCAACTATAACACAATTATTCGTATCTGCTGCAATATCTCTTACTTGTTCTCTATCAGAAACAATTGTATCACCAGAGATTAAATATATTTTTTTATTATATTTCTTCTCTAATCTATTTAGTTTCTCGTATAAAGGGATTCCGTGCTTTTTAACGTATTGATAAAGTATTAAAGTGTTTCCTTTACAGTTAAGAGCAAGATTTGTAATATAGTTATTTCTTTTATCACAAGAAACCAACCAATCTATTTCGTCTGAATAAACATTATTCTTTCTTCCTTCACGAGATATGTCATCATATGAAAGGAGTAAACAAATAATTTTTAAATCTGCTAATTTTTTCTGGTCAATTAAATCAGATGTAGTTGTGACTTTTTCTACGATTCCAAAAAGTCCTTCGAGTACTAATTTATTTATTTTACTGTTATCGATTGTTCCAGTTGTACCAATACGAAATTTTACATTATTACATTTTTCCATTATTGTAATAAGACTTCTTGCTTTAAATTTATGAACTTCGTCTCCAAAAACTACATCAAATTTCTCAAAGAATGATTTTGGCAATTTGTAAATACTTTGCCAAGTAGTAATTAATATGTTCTTTGTGAGTTCTTTAGAAAACCCTGCATAAAGCTTTTGAATATGAGCATCTACTTTCCAACCATTTTTAGTTGAATAATCATCGAAGTCTTTATATAACTGTTCCACTAGATTAGTTGTTGGAACTATAATCAAGCATTTCTTATTGTTTTTCAACGTTGAATACCAACGAAGTATAGAATACATTATTAGACTCTTCCCACTGGCAGTTGGACTCAACAATAGGGCTCTTCGTCGCTTTAAAGCGGAATAAACCGCATTATATTGATAGTCTCTTACTAATAGATCTGGATCGTTTTTAG